CTATACTGTAATTGAAATTGTGTTAGACCACGCTCCTACGAGCGCACCGTTAAGACAACGGCATCTGATCTGATATGTACCTGAAGAAAAATTGATTGAACGTTTGAAGCAACCTATAACGCCGGGAAGCCCTACATCAGGAACGTTTAAAGGTGACCAACTTGAACCACCATTACTGGATACTTCAAACTCCATATCGGTCATAGCTACGCGGCAATGGTCATCAATTGTCGGATAGGTTTTTAAGACACCTACACTACCCGAATTTATACGTACTACACCTACGTCTGAGAAGTAATCGTTAGGTCGAATTTGGGAAAGCATTTGCTCTCTAGTTACGCATCTAAGTCCATCAACGTAGCTATTCCAAATATGAATGAGGGTAAAAGCTTGAGTTGGGGCGAAAGATTCTTTAGTGCCCCACTCCGTGATAAAGTCACAATTTGTGACAAGGCCGGTACCGTTGCGGATTAATCTGAATTGGCGATAGCCCCCGATGAACGTTGAATGATTTACTTCTGTTCTTTTCTTACTATCAATAACACCATCAGAACTGCCTTTGCCGCGCATACCTAATACCCAACCGCGAGCGTCAAATGTTTCAGCGTTGGTTAACCCGTTAAATACAATAACGTCTGAGTTACCGAACCGACTGCTGTACACCCCTCGTGAAGACTCCAACAACAAATCGCAATCGATGTAACACGCTTGGATATTCTCAAAGTATGGGCCTGTATTCATTTCAGGAGATATAGCGTTTTGCCACTTTTCATACTCACCGGTATACCCACCAGTTACTTTGAGCTTGTAAACCTCTAAGTTGTCCCCCCCACGTAAGTTAATTGTGGACTTTCTACCTACGCTGAAAGCATCTTCAAAAAGATAAGTGCCGCCGTTTCGGTCGTAGTAACCGTTTCGGTCACTTTCGGCTAACTCGCCTGTTTTACTGACTCTAGGTGTTACCGTGTCAGTAATACGTTCGATAGGTGTTAGATACCACTCCAACTCAACATCGTTACCGCTAACCGTGGCTTCAAGTTCGGGTACGGCTGGCGTTTCATTTCTTAACAATTTACGAACGTAGATATTAAGAACATCGCCTGTGTAGCTTTGCCCTGCTATTGTGATAGACGTTGCATTAGCTGGCGCACGAATTAGCCATACTTCTGTGCCTTCAATACTGTGACTGTATTGCCCTTGCTCGCTGCCAATTGACGGTAAAACACCACCCGAAGTTCTACCTTCAAGCTTCAACGATATTTGGTAAATCTCACCTTCTTCAAAAGCGTAGTTAGCACTTAATGAGGTGTTAGTATTGCTTGCGGTGTAACGCTCACCGTCTTTGGACCAGCCCGAACCGCTAAAGGCATTAGGCTGCACTACCTTCGCACCTACTTCTGGTGACGCATGTATTGTAAATTGGTGTACGTAAATATCATCTGCGGTTGAATATCGGAAGTAGTCTACAGCGGTTTCACCTGGGTCCAAATGAAGGTAAGCTTCAGCGGGATCAAACCTTACGGAACCCGCAGTTGTTGAAGCTATTTTCGCGCCACTAGGTAGAGTCACTACACTATCAAACGGATCAGTATTCCCTTGAATTGAAACTGCATCACGTAAAGTAGGTATGTGACCCAGAGGCTGGAAGTGAATGGCGTTGTTGTACACTGGAATAGTCTCCATTACTACAGACGCTTTTTCACCCCGCCAACTTTCACCTTTTAAGAAATCGATAGTTTCATTATAAAGAACACCGTTCACTGTAACGTTGTTTAAAACTAGTGTTGAGTTACCAAGAGCTGTAGCAAATGGCAAGGGGAGTTTAAGCTGATAGTCACCCCCGTTGATTGTTACAGTTGAACCTTCACTCAAAACTACTACACCTAAACCGCCTGTCTCATCTAGGTTACAGCCGCAGTTGTTTAGCTCCCCGTCTTTTTCAAAGTAGTACGCATAGCTATCTCCTTGAAGCTGGCGAAGGAACGTAACCATACAATCACGCGCTGTAGCGTATTCACCAAAATAGATGCCAGCACCGCATTTATCAGTAGTTAAGCCCTTAACATCGGCTTCGCAATAAAACTTAAACGCATTTCCACTAAACCCATTAATAGTGTTATATCGGACTGTGGCTTCAGCACCAGATTCAAACACAACGCCATGATATAGCGTCTTACTTTCATCAAACTGGTGATAGGTGTTATCAATAGTTAATGCGATTACTTCTACTTCAATGTGGCCTGCACGAACTGTTAAGCCACAATCGCCTTCACCCGTTGAATTAATATCTTGCAATGAAACATTGTTTGAGGCTAAAGGCACATCGAGCATTTTGGCAATCACGCCTATAAACGTGAGATTCCGTAAAACCCAACCAAGCATTCTAAACCCCCCAGTATCTACAAGTGGCGTGTTAATCAATACCGCGTTTTGAATCGTTATGCCTTCGGCTTCTCCTGTCATTGAAATAGCCGTTGACGAGTCTTTAATCTTCAGGCCAAAAATACGGTGGTAATCACCACTTACTTCAAACAGCGTGTTGTCGTTGTTAACGATATAAGGAGAGTGGTTCTCAAGGTTTGTATCGATTTCAGCGATACCTTTTTGAATGCCAAAATAAAGAGAATACGGACCAGCGTCGTTACCGTTTAAATTTAAGCGCCAAGGATCACGAATTGGGGTCCAATCTCGGATTAGTTTTTTATCCGAACCTATGTAAAAACTATCCCCGGGATCTGCACGGTAATTAGGTATATCATCTTCTTCACTGGCACTATATATGCGGTGATAAACTTCGTTGAAATCTTGGGCAGGGTTGCAGTCGGCCCACTCTTCACCTTCGGTCCAGCCTGATTTACTAGAAAGATTGGTATCAAAAAGCCTATTCATAGTGGTTCACCCTTAAACGCAATGACTCAATTCTCACAGTGCCGGTAATCGGGGCAAAGCTAGCTTGTCTTTTAAAATAGATGCGGTCTTGTTTGATAATGAAACGGTATGTGCCTTGAAAAGGCGTAGTGGTTTCAGAGTTGTTCCCTATGGTTAACGCCATTGGATTAGGGATATCTGTAACCACGACAATTTCAAATTCGTAATCATCCCAATCATCACCGAATAGCCTTAGTGCATCGTTACCATCATCCGCGCTAGCCACTGAAAATTTACGGAAATCTATGGCATCTTGCGACCAACTACCGCCCATTGAGTAAGGCGTTTCAGGCAAAACATCGCTGCTATACCAATAACCATCTTGCCGTAATGAAAATGACCTAAATCTATTAGTGGCTACGCTACCATCGCTACTCCCGTGGTAGATATCTACACAGTTAAAGTGACTTTTACCACTTGATAGCACTTCAAAGCCGTTATCAGTTTCAATGTAGTCAACAATGCCTACGAATCCGCTACCAAACTGACCCAAATCTGAAACGGTAGAAGTTACGGTATGCCATTCAAAATTAGTGAGAGAAGGGCTATTAGGTAAACCGGTTCCCCCTGCCCCCATCGGATAGACCCTAATCGTTAGCTGGCCGGTGTAGTTACTGTTAAAGTAAAGCCGCGTATTGTCGGGCTTTACTAAAAACTCGCGAGTAGCAATAACATTGGGTACTTTTAACCAATCCTCTGTAAGCGCTATGTAAGCCGTTTGTCTTACATCATCAAACAACATTTCTCGTCTGTTGTTAGGTGAATGAGTAGGAATATCAACCGTCTTTTTCAGCGTTGGGTAGTCACTCAGAATATGAGTAAGGCTTTGGTTTTGTTTTACAGGAGGGCTATTAGCAACTTGCGAATCAAGATACCGCTTTGCTTCATTAATAAGCGCAGATAGATTATCTATTGATTCTTGAACGCCATCGGGTAGTTCGGCGGCTCTATCAATTAGCGCATTAACCGCTTTTGCTACATCTGCGCCCGTACTGTTACCTGGCGTTCCTTGCGCAAGGGCCTGTAACTTTTCTATTTCAGCCATTGATTAATTTACTCAACTGTAATGCGAGACACGCTACCGCTAGAAACTAGCGTGAATGAGCTTGTTTGTGCTTGGCCTCGTGGGAAGTTATCAGCCAAACCTGTTGGAATGAATGAGGCTGTAAATTCTTCACCATCTGCAAACTCAACTTTATAGTTAGCCTTTCGCCCGTACATGGCGTCTTCTCGCAGTTCGCGATAGGCATTTTCATTTGTGTATATAATCGAGCCAGATACTTGTAGCTGCTTGCCAACGAGCTCGTTGTTTAAATAAGAGATATAATGTGCAGTAGAGGCATTATTTAGTTTAACCAGGGAACCTTGAAAAGAAATCGATGCTTCAAGCTGACCAACTAGAAAAACACCATCTTTCCAAATTACACACTTAGAACCGTTGTAATGCTCACCGATGCGAATTCTTGTACCAAGTTCAATGCTGTCGTAAAGTTCAACATCAAAATAAAGTTCGCCAATTAATGATTCGATCATGATATGGCGCTTGGGTTATCACCCCTGCCTTTTATAAATCGGCCTACATTTCCATTCGTGTAAATGTTGACGGTTGAGCCGTTTAAAGAAAGACAGCGGCCTGCCAACCCGCCTTGAAATGCAACAGCACCATTTGTACTTTCTCCATCTTCGCCGGGGTTACCACCCTTTCCTGCTTGTCCGTTAGATCTGCCACCTTCAGTCTTTTCACCAGGGAAACCGTCTGAATCACCAGATCCAGCGCCACCGGGCTTATTTCCGGCACCACCACTTCCGCCTATCACATAATTAAATTCGTACTCATCTTCACCCTGTTGATATTCAAATTCACCACCGCCGCCGCCCGGTGCAAACAAATATCCATCAGCATTGTAAGAACCATTTCCAAAATCGGGAGTTGGACCAGATAGGTATATGTTGATAGTTACGCCATTAGCACCGCGTAATGTATCCCCACCATTCCCGCCATTACCATTACCACCGCGACCAATGGCTGTGCTGCCATTAAGAAAAACTAAATTTATAGTTGAACCCGCTGGAAACGAACCCGCCGATATCGCCTGATTAAGCGTGTCTTGACCATAGAAAGGTAAGGAAAATATAAAGGTGAAGGTGTCTGCTGAAACTGGACCGCCGGCAATGGTGAAAAGATTGTTGTCGAACTCAGCGTTAACGGGTAAGTCTGAGCCAGCAACACCACCAATGTAAGGGTTATAAGTTACTGCTGTAACTTTATAGTTGCGACCAACTGAACTAAGTGGCGCTATCTTAACAACCTGTGCGCGAACGCCCGTATTAGGGTTGCCGTAGAAATCCTGATTTACCGCTGATTCTATTTCAACTACATCACCCAAAGCAAAGTTAAGGTTCTTTTCTTCTACCGTTGAAATGATGCGCTGCGGCCTGTTGCTAAAGCGCTGGGCATAGCGAACCGTGGTTAATTCGGCGGTTTCTATATTGCTAAGCTTGTTACTTAGCACAATAGACTTGCCTAAATCTTTTACTTTTTCGGCATTGTAAAAATACTCACCCTCTAGCGTTGCATCATAAGCCAAGCTAGAGCGCGCAAAGTTGGCATCATCATCACTTTCAGTAAGCTTTCGCTTGTCGTACTGAAGGAAAGCGCGTGAGTAATAAAGATCGGCGTCTTCGTCTACGCTGATAGAGCCGTAATTAATTTCGATACCTTCACGCAATATTGCTGTGGTGGTATTCCATGGGCTCGTAGCCTTAATCACAATTTTACCCGTGGTTAAGTCGGTCCACATATCCAGCATTAACGTTGCACAAAACGCGTCTAAAAATTTAGTTGTGTCTTCGTGTTCGTAAATGATGGCATCAATTGAACCTTTAAGGTTTGGTAACCATTCATCAAGTTCAGACTGAATAACAGATGCATTGTAGTTATCTGTGGTTAAGTCAGCGTCTTCAAACACTTTCACCAGCACATCATAAGGATCAGCGTTTACGAACTTTCTGCCGCGAAAAACTTCATCACCTGCTGAGTGCGTTGAAGGCTCATTTTCAATAGTTCTTGAACCTAGCGTAATGGTGTTTGCGCGAACCACCGTGAGTGTTACTGATGATGAAGTGCCAGTGGCATCTGTTATCATCATCAAATCACCGCTTACTACTGCAGTGTAATCTGAGTACGGCGTCCAGTCGGCAATATCTGCATTCATGGTGATGGTAGTCTCACCTTCGGTGATATCACTTTGCAGCGTGCCGGTTACTATTTTAGGGAAGTCGCTGTTCTCATCATCGGCTTTATAAAGCACATCTTTGCAAGTGAAGGTCCACATATCGTTAGCGCTTTGCTTAACATATACTAGCATGTAGTGATGTGTGCGCTTCAACGTTGATGTGCGGCCATCGCTTTCATAATAACGAACGCGTAATGGCTTATTAGTTAAAACGTTTCGAGATTTAAGCTTACCGAAAAACGAGCCTTTATTTTTTATTGATGCGTTCGCCACTAACGCGGGGCTGCTTAAGTTTGGATCACCTGTGAAGTCGCGCATGCTTATTGTGCAAGTAGCTGTGCTGGCTACACCGTTACCCGATTTCAGCATGGGTGTAGTTTCATTCACGCGGTTAACGCACTTGTAAACATCAGACTCGCCGATAATTAACGAAGTATCTGTGAACTTATGCGTTTTAGTAACAATCGTATGATTGTCTTGATCGGTGCAAGTGAGCGGTGTACCAAAGCCGGGGTTACCGTTAATTGTGCAAGCGCTCGTAACCTCTGGTAAATCCAGTTCAACAACGTAATAGTGAAATAGGCTCATGCTACAACCCTAAAAGCCAAAGACACATCTACCAAGGTTGTAGTTTGTGAATGGGTAGAAACTTTAGCTTTCGTAAGCTCAAACAAGGCGCACGACTCATCAGGCTTATTTTCTTCTTCGTAATCCAGTTGGGAAAGAACGCCCGTTTCATTGTATAGCGCAAAGATTTCTTGCAGTTCGGTTCGGGCCCAGTCCTTATACATATTTCTAAATGTAAGGCTTAGTTTAGGTGCAATGGTTTCTTGAACTCTTTTAACAGGGAAACCCGCTTCATTAGCCGTAACCCGGTTAGTAACATTACTACCCAAGTAGTAAAGGCTTTGGCCTGCATTCGTTCCCCAAGCTATGTGGCTAACTAAACCCGCTTGAATGTAACTAATAACCTTTTGACCAGAACCCGCAAAGCTAACAGTTAAATCACCTACCGTAGTAGCGGTGCCAACATAGAATACTAAGTTTTTGATAGGTCGAGATACCGTGAACGTCTTGTTTACTGTGGGGCTGGTTAGCGTTACAACAGTTCCAAGCGCTAAATTCAAACCATGTAGCGCGATGTATTCACAACTACCAATTCCATCAACAGTAAATTCAAACGTTGATGAATTGCTACTGGCCAAGCGAGAAAAGTCAGGATCTTGCAGATTCGCAAGTGCACCGCTACTGAGTGTGCCAGACTCGAGAGTAATTGAGTTCTCAGCAATTATATTTGTTTTACTGATGATCATTAAATACGTCTCTCGCTTTCTGCTTTTTTAACGTGGCGGCCTACGGCTTCAACTGCTTCGTCACTGAATTCAATTACTAAGCGTTGGGTGGTAATGTCATCCCCCGAAACATCAGTAATAGATGCACCTTGATCGTTATAGCTTTCTTGGGGTTGTTCGGTAGGCTGCGCGGCAACAGGAGAAACAGTGGTATTGCCATCGGGCGTAGACGCCCAAATTGCTGCAATTTGCGCAATGCCAGTTGCAGCTGTTAAAGCTGCTCCAACGTAATCCTGTTTTGCCAGTGCTTTTGTAACGCCTTCGGCAGTATTCATGCCTGCGTTCGCTGCAGACAAACCCTGTTGAATTTTATGAGCGGTTTTACTGTTATTGCCCAAGCTTGTTAAAAGCTGAGTACCCAAATCCATTTGGTTCTTAATTGATGACTCTGACCAGAAGTTTTCTAACTCTGCCTTTTTCTTTTTGTCGGATGAGTCTTTTTTGCTGAGTGCACCAAGCTTAGTGAAATAGTCTTCGTATGAGATAAGCTGACTATCAAGCTTATCATTGAGCATCTCTAACTCTTCTTGGTTCTTTTCTTCTAATGCTTCGGGATCGACTGACTCAGGTGAGTAAGAGGCAATAATTTCTTTTAACTTAGCCTGGTATTCGTCCTGTGAAATCAGCTTTTCATTAAGTAGCTCTTTTTGCGTTTCAGCTTCAGTAACCGCCGCTTCAAGCTTTGCTTCTTCTTCGGTTTGGGCTAGTTCGCGTGCTTGCGCTAAATAGTCAGCTTCAATTGCCATTTTCATGGCGTTCTTTTCGTCTAACTTTTCTTTAGTGAGGCTTTTCTCATCCTCGTACATGCTATTGAGAATAGCTAAACGCGCTGTCTTTTGATCTTCAAGCAGCTGAAGTTCGCTTTTATTAGCGTCCTCTACCGCTTTCAGTTCGTTTAAAAGCTGTTCCTCTAACTTAATAGAGTCAGCACCCGAAGTGCGCTCTGATTTCAAATTTCCTTTTTTAGACTCTAGATCTAACGCTCTCTGAGTGGCTTCGTTTTCTTCCTCTATGGCCTGCTTTCTGGCTTCCAATACAGGAAGCGTATCTTTAAGTTCTTTAAGGCGTTCTTTGTTAGCTTTACCAGAGCGGCCGTGATGCGTTAGGTTCTCGTAAGTTTCAACTTCTTCATTCAACAACTTTTGAAGCTTTTCGAGTTCTTCTAACGAGGTAACTTGTTCGGCTAATGAGTGCTCATCAATAATGCGGTCTAAGTCCATACCCGTTTGACGGGCAGCAAAGAATTCAGCTAAGGCCTTGGTTGCTGCATTGATGGCTGGTAGGAACGGAGCGATCGCGTTATTCAGGAAGTTAACGAAAGCGCCTTGGGCTAGGTCTACGTTATTTGCTAGGGCTGCGAACTGAGCGCGCTCTTCTTCTGACAACTCTACGTTGATTGAATCGAACGTATCAGCTAAATCTTGTGCAGCTGCACCGCCATCACGTAACAGCGGAATTAGAGCAGTCGTATCTGATGCCATTCCTTCTAGCGCGAAACTCATTTGCTGGGTGCTTTTACCAGCGGCGTCCATGCGGTTAACCATTTCTTGCAGTACATCTTGACCGCTCATGGTTTCGAATTCGCCAGCTAATGCTTGGGCCTCTTGCGAGGTGTAGCCCATTACATCAGCAAAGTCTTGAAAAGCACCACCACCCGTAGCGAGAAAATCACCCACTTTCTCTTGGGTGTCTTTCATGATATCGCCAAACTTTTCGCCATCGATACCAACGGTACCGAACACAAAAGAAAGCCTTTTGAATTCTTCAACGGTTAACCCGGCAATGTTTGCCATGGTTTCAGTTTCTTGGATGGTTCGCCCTTGTGCGGCTGCATAGGAAATCAAAGCAGATGTGCCAGCAACAACGGCAGTTGTTACCGCGGCCACACCAGTGGCAACCGCAGACAATGGCGCCTTTAGGCTTTCCAAGTTGCCCAGCATGCCATCAGACTCGCTTTTGAATTTCTTAACGCTGTCCTTACCACTCGATAGTTCCTCGCGTAACGCTTTGGTATCTGCAGCAATTTCAAATAAGAACTTTTCTGTGCTCACTTAATTAAATACCTATCATCACGAGCGCCATTTGCGCGGCGTTCTGCGTTAATCATCATTGAAACATCACCCGCGTTGGAGTTTTCGCCAAGGTTAAGAAGGTGGTGTAACTCTGGGTAATCGAGTAACCAAGCTTCAGAGGGGGAAATTTTTAGCTTGGTAACGAGCTCTTTATAGAAAGCCCAATAATCAACAGTAAAAGGTTGAACCGAACTAGACTTTGGAAGCGCTATCCAGTTTGTTCCTTTTTTTTTATATCGCTGACAGTGGCGCGGAACTCTTGATCTATCTTGTTGGCTACATCAAACAAAATAAGCGGCCATGGCTGAATGAATTCGCTATCTTCATCTTCAACTGGGCGCCAACCCACTCTAAACATGGCGTCTTGGATTTGCTCTAATTCAATAGAGCTATCACCCTGTTTCACTAACGCATGAAACGCTTCAGAAGCGGTTTCAAAGTCAACGCACTGATAAAGTGCGCTCATCAGTGTAATAGTGGGCTTTGATTGATTTGCGATGTAGGTTTCAAGGAATGAAACCAGCGTAAACCAAAGATCTTTATTCGTTTTGGTTTTAAACTGGCGCATTGCTGCCAAGTTCATCTTGAACGGGTATGTTTTATAGCAAAGCCTAAGTTCCATCAGATATCCTCACCCACTGAGAGAATAGATATTGAGCTCGTTACCTTGTCACCAACGGGCGCTGTATCAGATGGCGCATTTGGTATGCCATTAAAACGAATCTGATCAGCAACTAACCCTGTGCCATAATCAAGCATGTATTCATCAATGTTACCCGCCAGGCTGGCAGCACGAAGTAACTTGTATTCAGCGTCATTGCTGTAAACAATGTTGGCTGTAATTGTGCGGCCTTTTGTTGATTGGTTGGCATCCATCAGCGTTACAAAGTCGTTGTGCGACTTATTAGTAATTTCGATTGGTGTGCCATTGAATGTTGATGTCAGTTCCAACTGACCCACTATTACCGCGTCTTCGGTGCCAGTGAAGCGGTAAAGCAAGCAGTGTGTACCGTTTGCTTCACCACTCATTATGATGCCGCCGTATGTGAAACTTCGCCGCTAGAAAGGAACGTAAGTGAGGTGGTTACCTTGTCACCCATGGGCAACGCATCAGAAAGCGCATTTGGCACCATTTTACACGAGAACGCTTCACCCGTAGCACCGTAAACAATAGAATAATCGGCCTGTGTGCCGGTTAACGCATCAGCGCGCACTTGCTTATAAGTTGCATCGCTGTTGTAAACCAACGTGCCTGCAACTTGTAGCTGCTTACCTGCTAGTTCGCCAGACAGCAACGTTACCCAGTCTTGGTGTGACTTGTTACTAATATCAATTGGCGTGCCGTTGAAAGTTAAGGTAGCTTCCATCTGACCAACAATGGTAGATGTACCTTTTTTAATTAATACCTGAGTGCCGTTTAATTCACCAGCCATTAGCGTTCCCCTTTAAGGTATGAAAAAGCCCCGCTAAATAGCAGGGCTTAGAATGAGTTGAAAGTTAGTTAAGCGCTTGGGTTATCGTGCTGGCTGAAATATTCAACCATGAATTCCAACCGGGCTTTACAGGTGTAATCAACACCTTCGCCGTTGTATTCCGGTTCACCCATGTTTTGAAATGTAATTCTAAAAACGAAATCCAAATCAAGCTTCTGCATCTGCAAAACCTTCAGTTCGATTTGCTCTCGTATATCCAGTACAGCTTCATAAAGGCTATCTTTACCAACACGAACGCTTATATCTGTATAAAGCGTCAGTTGGTGCTGGTACATTTCCTTTGTGAGTTCTTCGCGTGTATCTGGACCCATAAGAACAGTAACAAGTGGAAAGTCTTGTTCTGTATCAATATCGGTTTTCACAACATCAGCAACGTGCCCTTCTTTTAGAAAAAGCAATTGCTCGTGAAATCGATTGATTATTTCTCTGGCTTTATGCACGCTTTAGTTCCACTGTGTAATACTGATCAAGAGAGTTAATTCTCTGGCGGCGTCCAACAACATAGTTTTCAGCTTCGTAAACCACACTATCACCCGTCTTAATTACTTCCGAATACAAGAAGCTGAAACTGGCTAACAACTCGCGCCTATAACCAGTTTCATCGTCTGCTTCTTCATCGGTAATAATTGCTTTATATGGAACACCCACAACAAATACATCTTTACCAAATCGAGCAAGGCCCAATTCAGCAAGCCTTTCCTTTTTGCTGTGAATGTTACTCATTAAACTACTTGACCTGTAAACAACACATCAGCATTACCTGCTGAATCTTTAGCGCTAACGAATGCACCAACAAGCGTGTTGCCTGATGCGGTAGTTGTCGCTTCGCCAGCCGCCGTGATATATGCCTTTGCACCCTCTGTTGGCGTGTCTGATGTAGCAACGCTAAATACACCACATCGATGTCCTTGGAAAACATCACCAGCAACAGCATCTGTAACCGGAACCACAACAACTGAACCAATTTTCACTGGCTTACCTGATTCAACACCACCTGATGGGGCTGTAAAACCAAGAACGTTACCTTCTTGAACGAAATTCTTCATTTCATTAATCCTCTAGCGAGAGGGGCAGCTTACGCTGCGCCCTTAGATTTATACATAGTGCGGAAATCTAGCGGCGATACACCTGCATCAAGACGCACTTTGAACTCAGTACCATCAACAGACCAGCCTTGCATCTGATCAAGGAATGGGTTCTCGTTACCATCTAGGTAAGCCACCTCGATAGTGTCATACATGCCGCCAGCTGCTAAGTACCATGCAGCGGCGCTACTGTCGTCCAAACGCGCTTCGGTAATCACTTCAGCCATGTTTGCAACCGGGTTACGCTGGTTGTTGTTTTTGCCAGGGTAAACCGTATCGTTCATTAGCATTTCTGCATCGGTTTCGAGAGCAGCAGGAACAATCAAGTAATTTGGCGTGATATTTAACGCTTTACCTTCTGCCAACTTCTGCGTTCTCATCGCTGTGCGAGCTTTAGTTAAAGATTCTACAGAAAGTGCTGATGAAGCTCCGGTCACATAGTTATTATGATCAGCGTGGAACAACGCTTTATTGTCAGACATGACTGGATTATCAACTAATGTTGCATAAACCAAATCACCCACTGTGCGGCGTGCTGCTGCACCCATCAACTGAGTAATGCGAGTAAACGCGCCTAAATCATCATTGATGATTGCTTGGCGAGTAATAGAAAAACGCTTACCGTAAGTAGCAAGTGCAATCTTTTCACCACGCTCTCCCACTGTGCCATACTTGAATTCAGCACCTTCAGGGACTTTTTCAAGAGACTTCATATCGTTAAGCGCTACGCGACTTGTGATCTTAAAGTCAGAAAGTGAACCGCGCTGAGTCCAGCGGTCAAATGTCTCTGGTGCTTCAGAGTAGCCTTTAAGCATTGTCTTATGCGCTACATCGGCTAGCACTGTGCCAAAGTCACTTGAACTATGCGTAAATGCTGCTCCAACTAGGCTCATGCGATCACCTAAAGAAGCAGTACCAACACCTGCATCAGTCAAAGATGCACGGGCCATTTCAACCAAACTCATAGATCGGTATGGGTTATCGCTGGTAAGTTCGCCATCCGCTGTCTTAACGCCTGCACGAGCCTTAAGAACGGCAACCATAGAGTCTTTAGTGATATTACCGTTCCCAGCGTGAGCAGCAACATTGAAACCACCTTTCTGGGGTGCTTGGTCTTTACCGAGTGCTTCAAGCAATTTAGCGGAAGCAATTTCTTTAGTGCACTCTTCATCTTCCAGACAGTTCTGAAGTAACTCAGGGTGAATGTGCTTCCAGCTAGCGAAAAGCGAGTTGATACCCTCTTTGCGCTTCGCTTCTTTTGCTTTAAATTTAGCAACGGCTGATTCACCAATTGCTTGTTCATCGACCACGTTTGCAGCCGGGGTTTGCTTGTCGTTAGACATAACAATTTCCTCATTAGTTGTTTCGGCAATGGCCGATGTTTTGTTGATAGGTTGTAAGTCTTTGATGCGCTTTTCAGCTTCATCTAAGCCAGCAACCTCAACGTTAATCGTCACGGTTGAACTGGTTTCATTAACAGGTGAAAACTTCTCTTTCACGCTGTTTTTGAATTGGTTTAATTTGGATGTATCGAAAGAGGCCTGAAGGTTAACTTCATCAGTGATCTGTGTGGCAAAGCCTTTCTCTAGCGCCTCAGCACCTGTCATCCATGTTTCAGCGGTCATCAGGTTAGCAATTTCAGTATCTGCTAAACCTGTCTTGTTAACGTATGCTGAAACCAGAGCAGTTTTCATTTTGTCGAGAACATCAGCCGTTTTTCGAAGTTCATCAGCATCGCCCATTGCGCCACCCCAAGGGTTATGAATCATCATTAAGGCGTTTTCTGGCATGGTGATGGTGTCACCAGCCATAGCGATTACTGAAGCCATTGAAGCTGCTAGGCCATCAACAAAAGTATTCACTTTCGCTTTGTGGTTTTTAAGAAGGTTGTAAATAGCAATTCCGTCTGTAACAGAACCGCCCGGTGAATTAATGCGTAGATTGATTTCACCTTTAGGGTCTAACTCTTTTAGGTCACGAGCGAAGTCTTTCGCAGTAATGCCCCAAAAGCCAATTTCATCGTATACGTAGATTTCAGTAGCACCATTTTCGAGCGCTTTGAACTCGTACCAATTTTGGTTAGTTTCCGGCATTATCTGCCCCTTGTTGTACTGTGGGTTGCTGAACTTCGTGGCGAGCATCAGAACTGAACACCAAATCACGCTCTTCGTTTTCTTTAATTTCTTGTGCTCGCTGTTTTTTAACTTCTTGAGGGTTTAAACCTTTAGAGCGGATCACGTTAGCTTCAGTGTTAAAGCCAGCCTTAACTTGGCGTTCGTGCGCTTTTGTCTCTTTGTCTGGGTCAATCCAAGGCATTACTGGCGCGATATAAACAGCGTTGTACAACGTGTTCATATCGAGATCGGCGGGAACGTCTAGCATTCCTGAAGCAATACCTATTTCTAACGCCTTGCGGTAGAACGGACGAGACCATTTCGCAATGAATATTTGCTGAAGTGCTTCATAACCAGCGTAGCCTTCAACCATTTCTTGACGCTGGGCAGAATAAGACCCGTCATACTGACCAGAAATGCTAGAGAATGTGCTTCTGGTACCGCTGGCAACAGCTCGTAACATCGCATCACGGAACGGTTGCAATAGTGTGCTTGGGCGATTACTTTCAACCGTGCCAACTTCCTCACCAGGCATTAAGCCATCGAACACCATACCGGGTGCCATTTGGAAAGTTCTATCTTTATCTGGTTTATGTGCACCTGGGCCATCAGGCCGCTTGATATAAGCCGCGAGCACTGCAGATATGCGAGCCGCAACGCGTTCTGATTCTTCGTAATCTTTCAAATCTTCAAGACGAGTGATAACAGCATGCAAAATAGAAACACCACGCCCCTGTCTTAGTCGATTTGTGTGCTTTAAGTGCATTACTCTTGCGGCTGGCACCGCAACGGTATTTGTGTTTAATCCGTAAACGCTACCCGGATGCTCTTTGTAAAAGTGGTATGCTTGGGGTTGCCCCCAGTTGTTACGCTCTATGCCTTGAATGATTCGATCACCAATGAGGTCATCCATCGGTAAAAAATCAGACTCTAACAATTCAACACTTAATGGAATGCGAGTGTTGTGATTAAAGTTGGCAACGTTACCTTCAACAAATTTTCCGAAGCACTCACCATCACGCAACCAAGAGCGGCAAACTAAGCGCTCCATTTCAGCACGAGAATATTCTCCGGTAGTATCTGGCGCGAGTGATAGTTCATCAATGAAGCGTGAAACTTGCTGGGCAAAATCCTCTGCTTTCTCTCCTGCTACAGTGAGAGGCATTGGCTCAATAGATATTCCCTTTGGGCCTACAACTTTCTGTTCTAACTTATCGAGCAAGCCCACAACTAAATCGTGGTTTTCATCCAAGTAGCGTGCTTGGCCGCGTATTGATGTTGCCGCGCCTCTAACCGCTGTATCACCAGAACGGTTATCAACTTTCATTTTGCGGGTTCTGCCAGGCTGGGCTGCATCGTAGTTCAGAAACTGCTGAGCAATAGCCTTGTGCTTTAACCTTTCAGCGCCCCACTTTGGAGCAAAGGCAAGAATTGTCTTATCAAGGAAATTCATGAAAAGCTCGCTAGTGAGTAAGGGCGGTTACCGTTGGCTTCATCGCGAACCTTTCGTTCCCACTCTTTACGGCCATTACGGATTGATTCAAGATCTTCCATGCCAACAGTTTCACCACGGAAAGTAACGTTCTTGCCTGCTAATACATCTTTTTCAGCCTGCAGATAAAGATCGAGCATTACCTGTGAATCTGTCATAACCAACTGCCACCTGATGTGTTCAACCAACCACCGCCGCCACTGTTTGAAGTGGGCGTTGATTTAGGTTCTTCTGATTTGTATTGCTGGCGCTCTATCTCATGCCGCAACTGTTCAAAGTCGGGGTTGAGTATGTAAAGACACGCCAAGTTATAACCGCTTAAGTCGAAAGCTTCGTTTCTTGGTCGAGTCTTGCGCCATTCTTCTTTTCTAACCCCTTTTACATAGCGCGTTACTAGTTCTTCAGAAGTGAACTGAAGAAACCATTCTTTATCGAATTGATCGCTAACGGGGAAATGAATGTAACCAGCGCCGGGTTCTAATATCCCTGCGCGCTGCATTACTTGTTGTTTAAGTTTGTGCGTTCCTAGTTGGAACAGGTTGATTCGACCCAAGTTGTTTTTGCTGGGCCGACCAACTAAAGGAGCGTCTTTATTGCTCGAACCTTTAATTGCAAAAATGCCGTAACCACGCCTACGGACGTAATCATAAACTTGTTGAGTAAAGTGGCCGCCGGTATCGATAGTAGTTCCAGCAACATCAAGCATCACACCACTTTCATGCTCAAATCGTCTATCTAGTGCAGCATCTAAACGGCGCCAGATATCTGGCTTGTTTAAATCTCCGCGCAATATCTCGAAATCAATCTTCCAATTTTCTTGCCCTTCGCCCCAAGCCTCGTACTGAATTTCTAGGCGATCATCTTGGGTATCTACTGCAGCGGTAACAAGTACAGCTCCATTAGGAACTGGGGCGGCGTAATGCTCACGGCGGGTATAAAGCGCTTCAGGGTCTTGCTTTGCACCTTCTGTTTCCCAAGTCTCAGCAAGTGAAACGTTGGTGAAGGTTTGCAAATCACCCATTGCTTTCTTTTCAACAAAAGAAATAACAATGTCTTTTAACTTTCTAAAGGCGCTTGCCAACTCTGGCAGGTGATAACTGGCATGCCCTCTAAATGGCTTTTCTGCTATCCATTCACCCTTACGAATAGCTTGATACCGTGCGCCATCATCCCACGCACAGCCGCATTCTTCACAAACGTAAACTGCGGTTTCAGGTTGATGTTCACCGCTCTCGTCTTTTTGCCAACTAACTTGCCCCCACTTAAGGTACTGCTTATGGCCGCAATCACCACAAGGAACAAACCAGCGGCGTTTGTCACCAGCTTCAAAGCTGGATTCAATGTGCGACTCACCTTTAATGGTGGGTGTTGATGTTTCAAAAAGTAAGCGTTGATCACCAAACGTTGCAGCACGTTGCCAGATAAGCGAAACGGGGTGACCCTCTTGGGTTCGCTCATAACCGTCTGTTTCATCACAAATGATTTTAGGGGCTGAACGGCCACGCATTGTTTTTGGTGAACCAGACCAAGCACCCATAAGAAAGCCGCCGGGATAGCTTTTCATTGTCTGGTTGTTCACACCATCACGGGAACGAGGCTTTGCAACTTTCTCAGAAAGTGCTGGCGTTCCGTCAACCATCGGATCGAACTTCGCGTTAAGAAACGTGTTGAAGTCTGACTGGCTTGGTTGCATCAACATAATGCTGCTTGGCTCATGCGCGATAAAATAACCTATCGCCATAAGTTGCATTTGAGTCTTACCAACCTGTGCACCCCACATTGCAGTAATGCGGTGACAGTTTGGATCCGCTGTCATATTAAGCGGTTCTACTTGGTAAGGTGCGTTCGCAAACCTAACCGGACCAGGCAAAGCGTTGCCTGCTGGAATTCTACAGTGCTGCTCTGCCCATTGTGATGGCAATAGCGGCTCTGGTGGTTTGAAATGCTCTAAGCAGTTTCGAGTAATATTCCTAAGTATTGGGCGGTAGTCATAACTATCATTCATCATCTATGACTAATTGAGAAACATCACTTAGCGCTTCAAGTTGCTCAGCTTCGATAATCTCTTTTATCTCAGCTTCGTTGGTCCTACCTATCAACTGGGTAGCGCAACGCCTTGGAACCAAAAGCAATCTGGTTCTGGTAGCAATGGCTAATGCAGAAAGCGTTTTGTCAATTTCATCTTTCGGTATTAGCTCGCCTCGTTTTTTCCCAACCTCCAATTCAGCAAGTTGTGTATCAGCTGCAAGCTTACGGCGCCTAAGTTCGTCCTCGGTTGCAGCCTCGGTATCACCCACTGTATCTTGCACAGCCTTATCTGCTCGCCACTGTGCAACATCTGCGGTATCAAGAACCCAGTCTTTACCCTGCTTTTTGTTAGCCTTCTGAACGAAGGGGCAACCCTGTTTGATCCAGTTCGCTACAGTGTTTCGGTGTACTCCGAATATCTCAGCACAACTACTTTGGCTAACGTGTCTTTTATTCATGGGGTGTTGTCGTTGACATGGATTTGAAAATGCTCGCACAATGCGAAAGCTGCGGTGCGTATTACCCACATCCAACGCTTTAGAAAGTACCTTTTTTATTTTGCTGTGGATGCTGCATAAGCTAACGCCTTCTTAAACTCTTTCCCTATATGCTTAGCAGCATACTTTCGGGCTAGAGAGTGAAAGTTAAACTCTTTCCTGTACGAAGGAGCACCGTTCACAAGGTGAAACAACTTAACTATTCTCTTGTTCTTTCTCTGATATATTCCTGGTGATATATCTCGTCTGGAGTTCTCTTGCCGCCTTGGGTTTACGATGAAGTAATTAGATGTTCTAGAGTTCTGCTGAGCGTCTCTTTGACCTTTAACTCCTGACAGTATTTTATTCATCGTGCCTTGCGTCACATTTCCAAACTTGTTTAGCCTTATAGAGGCTGGCACTAAGAACTGGTTATGTGTTATCAGGCCGTTGGCTCTTAAAGCTTTTTCAGAACGCTTCGCGCCGCGCTTGCCACCTTTAGCAATAGTCAGGTACGTGGCTGGCGATGTCCCCTTAGCCAGATGATCTTTAATAAAAACTTCTGATACAAGATTGGCTTTCGTAGCCCTGTTTACACCAAAGGACTTTCTGGTTCGTGGTGCTGGTCTATCAATAAATTTTGCTGTAGCAGCCTCTAAGTCAACTCTTACGGCATGGGCTGTTTTTGTTAGCGCCACTGCCGTAGCGAATTGCGCTTGCTTTTCAATCTTCTTGAATGCCTTATTGAAAAACTTCTCTATATCATCAGCCATTACTTAACCAAGCCGACCAATGGCCGAAGCCCATCTTCTGGGTTACCGCGTTCAAAAGTGAAACGCTTGAAGCCATGCTGCATTAGGTACTCACGTAAACCTTGACGAACCTTGAAGCTGTAAACGCCAGAGCCGTTATATAGTTTGGCTAGCCTATCGCCAGCGTGAACAACACTAACGTTAAATAAAAGCTTTTTGCGTTGTGGGCTAAATACCCTGATGGTTGAGCCGGTCACTTCTGACTCTACTACTAATCCATCTTTAGTGGTGATGGTTGAGTAGGCCATTGGAGTTAATCCTCATTGTTCGCCATCGCTCTCAAGGTTGCATCGTGAAGCTCTTGCTTTCTTCGCTCGTCTGCCAGTTTGTAACTGTCGTCACGCTTTTTGTAGTAGTAGTTAAGACACAGACCAGCTATACCTACCAACATGCCGATTAAAATACCGAACTCTTGTGAAGTTAGTATTCCCCAAAACGCTGAGATACCGCCTCCAATGTAGGTGGCTATTGATGATTTATCGGCCATTTCTTGATTGTATTCGTGTTGGTAGTGAGTGTTCATGCTGTTGTCCTTTCTGTGGCTGCAACAACATGGTTATTCAAATTTTGTTCCATTGGGAATTAGACAAAGGGTTACTTTTTGCTCTTAAACGCCAATAGGTTGCGTTTACCGATTTCTCTTAACCCTGCGTAAGTGAAAGGCAGAGTAAGGAATGCGCCCAATATCATAAGGTCGGGCGTATCAGTGAATAGCCCGTAATAGATACCAGCAAATAAAGACAGTGTAGCGTGTGAAGGTCTTACGTACTTAACGCCACCTTCTGCATTATCGCCATTGCGAATGGTTTGCTGTGTCTCTGAATGGCTACGCTGCTTATCTTGAAGTTCTAGCGACATGACTGATTCAAGGTGTCGATTAACTTCCGCTTCACGCGCTGCGGCGATTTCTTCAAGCCTAACCAAGGCATCAGGGTTGCTTTGCAGTGTCGCTAATGCTTGGTCGGGGTCTGTCGTTCCCGTTGCCTGCGCAACCATCGAAGCCCCAGCACTGACCGCGCCCACCACATTGCCCGTTAATAGCGAACCAACTAAACCAGCTACGCCTTTTTGATTCTGCTTTAGAAAGCTTCCTACGTCTGACCAATTCATGAAATTACCTCGAAATGTGGCATATCTACGAATGAACGCCAGTGCCCACCCCAACGCAGTTTTACACCCAACTCGGATGCCGCCGCTAACATTGCGGTTGCAACATGCGTAAGATGATCTTCATCCCATGAAGCCTTTCCATCAACATAGGCAAAAACATCTACGGCATCACCTAACTGATGACGAGATTTACGGCTATACCCATCCAACTTAGACATGCCTGAAGTAAATAGCGCATTTTGCTGCTCTGATGTTCTAAACCCGCCAGATATAGGAATACCGAAATCAACTTTGCTTATTTCAAGGGCGCGCATTACCACTTCAACAAGAACTGGGTTTACGTCTTCTAGATGTCTTTTGCTGCGCGCGCTTAACTTAAACATGTCTTTTCTTTGGGCATAAAAAAAGCCCCGACTGGTTAGGTCAGGGCTTCAAGTGAAATAGTGCTAGTATGGGGATATATTAAGCAAAGCTCGTCAGTGAGTCAACTACTGATTTTGGCGCTTTTTCATCAAAAAAACCCTAGCAAAAAAAGCTAGGGCTCAAAGATGGTAATTAATCATGCTGTATTCAGCTCTATTATTATTATGCAAAAACATAAAAAAGTAAACATTTGGAGTTATCAGAGTTATTTAATTGTTGATTAGTGGAGTTATTGGGGTTACATTAATTATCGAAGCGCTAATCTACTTCTTACAGGTAATTAATCATGAATAGTAAAGAATTGATTAAAGAGCTTCTTAACGATGGCTGGTTTGAGGTGAAGGTAAGAGGTTCACATCATTACTTCAAACATCCGACTAAGGCAGGGAAAGTTACAGTTCCTCACCCAAAGAAGGATTTACCGACAGGTACAGTCAATAGTATTAGGAAGTCGGCCCAGCTTTAGCTGGGCTTCTATCCTGATAGAACATAAAAAGTATTTAATTAACTTATCGAGCAACAACAAATAAAAATAAGAAATGTTGCTGCCAAAGGAGAATTGTGTCATGTCCATTAAGAAATACCCAATTGCAGTGGAAAGGCCAAAAAGTGAAAGTGAGGCATACGGCGTACACTTCCCAGATATACCAGGTTGCTTTTCCGCTGGTGAAACTTTAGATAAAGCTATCGCGGAAGCAAAAGAAGCTCTTATTGGCTTTTTTGAATTAGCAAGTGATGACGGGGAAGCAATTCCAGAAGCGTCAGATATAGAATCGCATATTAATAGAAGTGATTTTACAAACTATATTTGGTCTTTTGTTGAAATTGACACTACCCCATTCCTTGGGAAATCTAAAAAGATCAATGTAACGCTTCCAGAATATTTAATTAAGCGTATCGATGATGTTGCAAGCACCAACCCAGTATATAAATCTCGCTCTGGATTTCTAGCTGCAGCAGCTGAAAGAGCTCTGGAAACTTGTTATAAATAGCGGCTTATTTAAGCCGCTTCATCCTCTCGCATAGTCGCTCTTACATGGCTTATCGCCTCGCTATTCCACAAGTAAAGTTGCTCTAGCACTTGGCTGTAAGCCTCAGATATTTTCACAGGAAGCTTGTTTCCCTTAATTCCTAACCGCTTGCAGAGTTGAACTTTGCTTGTTGGTTTAATCTCTTGTTCGCCAGTATTGCGGTTTAATCGCATGATGGGTGATTTTATTTCGATGATGGCGCAGTTAATCATGCGTAACAAGCAAGTGTTACTAACGTCTAGCTCAGCTTTTAGCATGACGTTCAACAAGCCAGCTTTTACGCGAGCTCTTGCGCTACTATCATCTGCGTAGAGCAATCTAGCCAGGTAGTAAGCGTGTGTATCTAGCTTTAGTTGTGTTTCAGGGTGTCGCATTGCCAGTGCGCCAGCTACTTCATTTACATCAGGCGCGGTACCGCCAAACGGCATACCGTCAATCTGTTTTGATTTAGTTGTCATTCTTGCTAGTTCTCTGATTGGGTGTGCCATTGTATTTACCTTTAGCGCACGGCTTATGCCGCTATGTAGTTTTCAATTACCTGCTTCGCTTCTTGATACCCATAGCAAACGTGAGCGTCATAACCAGCAAGTTTCATTCGTGCAATCCAAGCTTTTTGTAGAGCAGTAACGCTCGCTTTCTTCCTGTCTGGCTGCTTCATTTCAATCCACAAACCAGATTTCCCGTTAATTGGTAGAGCAAAGTGCAAATCACTAACGCCAGCTTTAACACCTTGCATTTTTAAGCGGCCAGCCTCTCTCTTATTTCTGGTACCGCCATTGGGTATGGCATACAAGTAATCAATTACCTTGGCACCGCTTTCAATGTTTTCACCCTCCGGTAAGCGTCTTAATTTAGCCCACTGCACCAAGCTTTTTTGGTGGTCATCTTCTATATGCTTAGCCATTATTCCAGCTACCTCTATATTGAGGAGGATTCACAGTCTCGACCTCTCTTTCAAATATGGCAATGTTTTCACACGCCAACTGCACGTACTGCTCGATATAAATCTCTACCCACTCATGATCTAAAACTATTCGTTGCCGCCCCCTTGGGTTTATCTCGCTTAACAGTAAAGGGTTTTCAGGAGAAACAACCGCAGTCCTCACTTCTTTACCAGCTTCACGTGCCTTTCTTTCAAACCATTTAGCTGATTCATGCCGATGAAAGACGACTAGGTCATTTGGTCGGACTCGCTCTAACATCGATGTTGTTCGGCCTGTCTGACGCATGTCATCTCGGGTTCTTTTTATTAAATTTCTTACTAATCCGCCGAAGCCATACTTATCCATTCAACACCCTTTTTACTGTTTTGTGTATTCCATATTGGAAAACCCGACATTTACGCTACATTGCTGTAATCATTGGTTATTTCGTAATCTTGCGCTTTATGCGCTGGCGCTCGGCTGGCTGCCTCAAAGCCATTAAACAGCCAGTCGTGATACTGGGTTAATGCTTCACGTTTTACCGTTATCGAGTCTGCTTTGATGTAAACTAAATCCAAGCCTTTTTGTTTATGGTTAAGTAATCGTTCTGCTACCCAGTAATCGATACCAATCGTTGCCCATACACTACGAGCAAGCTTTCTTAGGTCATGGGCTGACCACTTACGCTTTGATGCCGTTCTTACTAATTGGTCTGCTGTGCTGGCGCTTACTGGTGATTTACCGCCGAACAGGTATTCACCCTTACACTGATGTTTGTAATCTGTCAGTAATTGGTGAGCATGCTTAGTAATAGGCAACGTGTGAACCGATGCCGTTTTGGTTACCGACTCAGGCAGGGTTATTACACCGCTATGCAAATCTATATACCGCCATTTAAGTTGGCGAGTCTCACCAATGCGAGTGGCAAACATCAGCATAAATAACAGCATTACCTTGGTGCTTTCTGTCTGTGTCGATAACTGCTCTACTACGCCCCTTGCATCCTCAACGAGCAACTTACCTTGCTTGGGCTCTATTCTTCGCTGAACGTGATCACGAAACTTCATGCCTGCCATTGGGTTAACCGATACAAGTTCTAATTCTTTTGCGCTGGCGAACACTCGTTTGAGAATGGCGAAGTGCTGGCGAATGGTGGAGGGCTTAAGGTTTTGGTTTTGTAGTGGCAGAATTAACTGTTCATCGATAACCACTTTGCTAACTGCATTAATACTCACGTTCTCTAGCATTGGAAATAGATGTCTATTGATTGCGCTCAAAACACTTTTGCGGCGGCTTTTGCTTTTTAATGCCTCTTTCTCTGTTCTGGCGGCATACCAGGTAAGTAAATCACCAACGGTTTTAAAGCTAGTGCTTTGAATCTCTTTCCCATGGTGAAGCTTTTCAATGATGCTTGGTAGCATGGCAAGCACATCTTTAGTTTTTAATGTGGGCCAGTAACCTAAACGCGTTCGCTTTCTAGCCCCACCTTCATATTTAAAATAAAACCACAGTGCGCGTTCACGACTTTTATGAAAGCGTAACCCTAGCGGGTTGCGGATATCACGCAATTCTCTCACATCAACATCAGTTGAATGCTTTTTAATTGCTGTATCGTTAAGGTTAAGGGCTAAGTATTTCAATTTTTAACCACCCATAGCCTTTAAATAAAGATCGTGATTAGTGGTTAACCTGTAACGCTTGCGGTCTGCCCAATCTTTGATAGCGTTCAAATAACGGTGCATTTGCTGCGTGTTGAAGTTGCCAGTTACTGTGATAGATACAGGTGGGCCCATAAGGTAAATTTTCTTACTTTGTGGTAAGTGTTTTATCACCTGGTCATAAATGGTTTTGAATTCTTCATTCTCACGTGCAATAGGAACACCAAACACCAACTTGCAATAAGCGTTCATATACTTGGCGCTTTTGCCTGTCTGGGCGCTCAGTTCGTTGTACCAGTGGTGTTGCAATGCTTTCATAGCATCTAGGCGTGAAGGGGCGCTTTCACGCACCTTCACATCAACCATTTTACCTTCACGAAACCATTCACACGCTGCTTGATTAACTGATTCAAGTTGCTGAATGTTTGCAACGGTTACGCTTTGCCAACTCACGCTTCGAGCTCCTTCCATAACGCATTAAAGTGATCTTGATCACTTAACGCTATTGCACTGGCATCGCGGTATTCTTCATTGATACGGCGAGACTTAGCACGTTTTTGCAAAGTTGAGCTTTTCGTTTCACGCTTAATTCTTAGAGATCGGTTTTCTAATTGGTGTTGGTTCATGCTGCCACCTCTAACTTGTTAACCTGTCCTTTAGTCATTAGCGCAGAACGCGTAACAAATGACACATGACCAGCGCTTATGCGGTGTGGGTCAAATACGAATATCACTGAGCCTTTGTTATTGCCCTTTTGCGGTACGCCGTTCTTTAGGAACGCTAAACGGCCATCGGTAATAAAGCGGGTTTCACTTGCATACTGCTGGGCAAGGCTGAACCATTTAACTGATGGGTCGCACATCACAAGCATTACTGTCATTCGCCCTTTTAGCTGTGCTTCAATAGCCTTTTCTATCCAAGGGGTTATTTTGCTGTATGGTGGGTTGCACCATATTGTGCCTATTTCAATTAGCCCGGCACCCGGTATGCGAGACTTTGCATCTTCAGCCCAGTCCTTTGAAAGCGCATCATCTTCGATAGTCCAATAGTCTGGACACTTAGCAGTTTCTTCTTCAGCGCATACATCGAACCCGAAGCAAAACTCTTTATCTAGCGCGTTGAACACCTCTGGCGGTGTAGCCCATAGGTCGCTCATGCTGCACCTCCCAAGATACTGATTGACTCCAAGCCAAACGGTAAACCTCTGGCCTTACGTGACTTCGCAATATCAACCGGCGAGAAACTTTCAATAAAACTGGCGCGGTAACGAATGGTTTTGCCGTGTTCGTTGTGATCAGCTTCATAGGTAACGCCGTTTTTGTTCTGCAAACTCTTCAATGTGTTACTTGGTCTGCTATCGCCAAGGTGTTCAGCTAGCTCTTTGGTGGTTCTCCACTCGCCATTACTGAAAGCGATTGCTTTTTCTATGTTGTTCATTACGCTGCATTCCTTTCGCGAATGGCCATAAAGCTTTTAAAAATGTTGGGGCGGCGATAGCTCGCCATGCTCGGGCAAAAGTCGATGTAGCCCTTTCTCTTCAGCGCCAGTAAGTGACCAGAAACGCTGTTAGGATTTACACCAAAATGCTCGGCAATAACTTCAAACGTAGGAAAGTTGTCATTCTCAGTAATGAACTTTTGAATGAAGTCCATGTAGCTGATTTGTTTGTCTGTTAGTGCTGGGGTCATGCGGCGTTACCTCCCCGGTTACTCTCCCAGTTGAATGGGATAATGGCGCCACCTTCAGTAATGCGGTCAACTGAGCGCTCACTGATTAGCTCTGCAACTTCCTTTACATCGCGGTTAGAAATGATGATGGTTGGCCTAACGTTTTCGTATCGCCCATTTACAATTTCAAAGAGAATATTTCTTTCGTTGTCAGTGCCAGACTGGACGCCAATTTCGTCAATGATAAGCAAGTCGTACATTTGGAAATTATTTATCATTGCTGACTCGCTTGCGCCTTCTTCCTTCCATGTTGAGCGAACTTCACGAACAAGGTTGGCGAGGTTGCGGTAAACCACTCTCAGCCCCATCTGTGATACCTCCCTGCCAATGGCGAGTGCTAAGTGAGTTTTGCCTGTACCAGGGCGACCACAGAAGATTAAGCCGCCGCCCGTTTGAGCTATTTTGCCGCCAAATTCATCGCAGTATCGGTTGCATATCTCTTTAGCCTTTTGCTGGCCTTTGTTTTGCGCATGGTAGGTATCAAATGAAACGATCTTAAACCTTGCAGGCAATTCAGAATCAAACAATTCAGCCATTCGGTGCTTTCGATGGTCTTGCAAGAACTTGGCTTTCTCAGCTTCTGCTTTGCGTTCTTCTTCAAGGCGAATTGCTGCACACTTCGGACACTGAGAGCTTTGGATGCCTTTGCTGCCAAACATTATCATCTTCGCTTCGTACTCACCGTGCTTATCGCACATAATTTTTTTGGTAACTGCTTCCATGATTAGAACCTCACCTGAATATCGCCATAGTCTTTCTCGCTGAAGTTTTCAGGCGTACTGCGTGGCTTACTTTGATTTTGAGGATTGCGCGGCTGGTTAAACTTGATTGAATTTCGCATCCACGTTTGCCAAGCCTTAGTCCAGTCTTTCATGGTGGTGCCTCTGGCTTGGTGGTAATCCATGAATTGCTCAGTTTCAAAGTCGATGTTGACTGTTACGCCTTTGGCTTTTGCCCATGCTCGCATTTCATCAGTAACGTGAAATTTGGAAGGAAGTTGTTGAGCGGGTTTTGCGCGTTTAGGCGCAATATCTTTTGTATTAGTTTCTTTTGTTATAGTTTCTTTCTTTTGTGGGGGTCTAATTGGTTGATTATTATTAACTGATTGGTTAACTTCTCGAACTGATTGGTTAAGTCCATCGAACTGATTAGTTAACTTTTTGGAGGGGTTTTTCTTAACTGATTGGTTAACTTTCCAATCACTAACGATAGGGTTAATACCTGTCATTTGCCCCTTTTTCAAAACTACATTTTTAGCTTTCAGTGAGCGCAAAGTTTTACTAACGTGCGCTTCACTCATGCCGGTAATTTGTGAGATTTGGATATTCGCTACCCAATCTGATTTTTTATGGAACCGAAAGGTTTTAGCGATAAGCGCGAATAGTATTTGATATTCGCAACCTGACAAGCTGGCGCAGTTCTTAGCCAGTGCGTTGGTAAGTTCGTGGGCTAACCTATCAAAGCCGTTCTCAATGTCTGCTTTCACAACTGGCCTATGGTCATTTAAGTTGATTACTTTTTCTGCTTGATGCATACTTAACCTCGTTAATTCGTTAACAAAACCCCGCATTTGCTTTCGTCGGCTAGCGGGGTTTTTATTGGTGTAACCCGTTTGGTTCAAGTGGGTCAGCCTTGGCTGCAAGCTCAGTCTCACGTGTCGCACATAGCCGCTAATAATCGGTGTTAACCTCCGCTTGCCAGTTAACTGCCTTACCGATACCTATTTATTTATTAACCCTCACGCAGTTGGTAAAACTGGCTCTCATAGAGACTCGGGAAAGCGCCGACTGCATTTGTGCAATCCGCATAACGCTTTGAGAAAGCTTATTGATTACCCATCACACTCAGTGAATGTGAAGCCGTACCGTTGATAACCTAATAAGCCTTTTCAAAACGCCCTACTCTCGTAAGGCTTGATTAAGGTAAGCGCCATTACAGCGCCAAATTCATTGCCTTGTCCTCTTGCCGGTTTAAAGGATTTAATTTTCGTAAATCTCTTCTCTTGCACCGACTTAACCCCAATTAAGGGGCTTGTCGTTTATTCCTGTGAACATATTTAGGTAGCTCCAAGGCCACTGCCTGTGAATTCACTTCTTTTTTCAGTTAAGGCTTTCTCAATTGCGTCAACTACCCATGTGTGAGGTTCAAAGTATTCAAAATCCTCTGCGTTGTTGGGTATGTAGTCATGCTTACCTCTATTCTCGTAAGCGGCCTGTCGCGCCAGTTCAATCGCTCTTTGTCTTTTTTCACTCATGATTTCCTCCAGTTTTAATAAGTAGTGGTAAGCGTTGGTCGGCACTGAACCCCGACATAGTGGTGTAACGATGTAACGAACTAATCCTTTTGCTTCACCCACGAAAGGCGCTACTTGGGTCGTCAGTGAATCCCGTCCATCCACTCGCTTCTGCTGTGCATCAGCCTACACATTCAACGCTTTGGTGTTAGCTCTATTCTGATAACGTCCTCTAGCGGCCTTTACGCGTGACTAATTCAAAGCCAACATCGTTTTATCACCTCGGCACAGGGCAAGAGCTAACAGCGAAACGTTTATGATTAACCTAGTGCTGCTCGCACAAGACAATCTTTAGCTTCAAGAAGCTTTCTTAGCCCGGCGCTTTTCTCTGGCCCGTTAGGTAGGATTTCATCCATTTGTCGTGCTACATCACCAATGGGCTTGCTTACAGCTTGCAGCTTTTCGGGTAGATGCTCGTAATCAAAATACTTCATGTTCATAAATCACCTGCTTTTTGGTTTAACGCTTTGATGTGTAGTTCTCTGCTACGGCTTTACCGCCCCATTTAGTGGGCAAAGCAACCACACTCAAAACGCCTTGTCTCTCCAAGTGTCACCCTTTTCGCGCCACCAGCATCAGGTCTCTGGCCCATGTCCGGGGCAAGACCTAACCCCGTTTGGCTTACTGCATCGTTTGTCTGATTGTCCTCACCTTATTGGACTGAGGTTCGAACGGTACAATCAGGACGTTTAAAGCGCTGCAGCTGACGCTATGAAATTAAAAAAACGGCTACTAACTTCGTAGCCAAAAGTCTCGGGAAATTAAGCGGCCCTTCTCATTGGCTCATGATCAGGCTTTGGGGTTGTTTTACGGTTTGGGAAGGTGATTACTTTGCTCATGCTAATAACCTCTGCTATTGTTTAGTTTCAACGGATTGAGAGTAGGAATATTCATGATCGAAAATACGGAAATCCCCATCCCCTGCCAAAAATGCGGTACAAAGACTAAGAAAACCATCGGTTGGTTGAAGACAAACCCCGATTTCACCTGCAGCTGCGGCACTGTTACCAAAATTGACGCCACCCGCCTTAACAAGCAAATCGCCAGTATCGAGAAGGAACTGAAATCTTTCACCAAACTGTTCGGTAAACGGTGATGTTTCTTTAGTACCAGATACAGCAGCAAGTAGTTGACTCACTTTGTCAGTGCTAACGCTTAAATTTAATTTTGACTCAAACATATTGTGACTCACTTAATTTCAGTTAACCGAAAAGGGAAAACCATGCCCAAACAAATACCAACCATAAAACTAAGCCAGCTACTCAACGATTTAGCCAGCGAAATAGAATTGCTAAAAGGTGGCATAGATACTGACATTAGCTTTTCCGGCCTCCGTTATAATCGTTGCAAAAAGCAAGGCGATATCACCCAAGTTCAATTTGTTGAACAAGTTTATCTAGACGCTGACGGGAAGGTAGTGGTTGAAAACCTTGAAGAATAGCTTTGGCGTCTTCAACGGCATCAGCCAGTGATGAAGGTCTGTAACTCACCAGCTGACAATGCTTGTTGTAACGCGCAAAACTAACCTCACCATTACGAATAGTCATACGCCACTGTTCGTTGCGTTCTTTATCTGGGGTGGCCTCTGTAGCAGGGTCGCCACAGTAAACCTTTGGTCTTATTGTCATTTCAGCCTGATGCGCTTGGAAAGTAATGCTATCTAGCGACTCGCATAAATCGAGGTTGAACAATTCTTTTCCAGCATTGCTTGATGCGATAGAACGGGCTTTGATATAAGCCCTTGCTTCAGCGACTCTCTTTTCGAGCAACTGAAATGCGCTTTCAACTTCTTCAATCTGCGCATCAGATATATTTGTAATTTTGTCTTCTGGAAAAATAATCATGTTGCGTTTCCTTTACTTATTAGGGACTTTTGAGTCCCTCAAAATCTTCTTCATAGCCATTGATGATGGGCAAATGTCGGTTAATACAGATCCAAGACCTTCAAGCATTGCTCGTTGAGCTGCTTCCTCAAGACTTACGCCAAGCTCATCTGCATGTTTTTGTAGTAGTTTTAATTCTTCGTTACTGAGCTCTATTTTTTCTTCGGTCATTATTGAGGGCCTTAAAAAGTCTTGACTGAACCCTCCTTGGGTTCTTCGTTAATCATTTACGCTGCTGTACGCTCTTTGCTTCCGAACGAAACAGACTCTTTTAGGCCACGCATGAAAATGTCACGAACAATTACCGCTTTTTGTCCGCCAGTGTTTTTTACCAGCGCTTCAAGTAAGTCATTAACGTCATCATCTAAACGAACTTTTACTTCGTTCTTTTTGATTTTTCTTGGGTCTGCGTACATAGCCTTTATCTCCGTATTAACTGGCTTTACTAAGTTCGACTTCTTCAACTTTGAGCTTGCCGCCCGTAATTTTTTCAAGCTGATAGGCGCGAAGGAGCGGAACAGTTCCACCCCATTGGGATACTGAGCTTTTTGAAACTCCCAGCTTTTCAGCTACTGCAGTGCAACTTCCGAAATATTTAATAACTTCTTTCTTGAGCATTATTAACTTTACCTAACCATTTAGGCTTCAGTTTAGTTTACCTAACTTAAATAAGTCAAGAATAGTTAACAGAAAAGTTTATATAGTTCAGGTATGCAAATTTAATAAGGTTTGTGCATGAGTTTTGCCAATATAAGTGACCGAATAACAAGAAGGGCTAGAGAGCTTAATCTCAAGCAAAAGGATATCGCCGAAAAAACAGGAGCAAGTAAAGCATCTGTTAGTAACTGGTTCAGCGGCAAAGACAGCCCAACTAGGTTTATTATGGAGTTATCGAAAGCGCTGAAGTGCGATCCTGAATGGTTGCTAGAAGGCTCAAAAAGCACTGCACCAGAAAGATTAAAAATTACTACGATAGAAAATAACGCAGAGTATTACGGTCATATTGACGCTTGGGACAGCGCGACACCACTAGATGAAGATGAAGTAGAGGTTCCTTTTTTCATGGAAGTAGAATTAGCAGCAGGGATTGGTGGTGAATATAGTTTAGAAATACAAGGGCCGAAACTGAGGTTTTCAAAGTCCACTTTGCGTAGGTGCGGTGTTGAAGCGAGCGCAGCCGCATGCGTTAAAGTTTCGGGAAATAGTATGGAGCCTAGACTATTTGATGGAGATGTGGTTGGTGTTAATACGCTTGATAAGCGCATTGTTGATGGCAAAGTTTATGCAATAAATCACTCAGGCCTACTGAGAGTTAAGCGTCTTTATCGGATGCCAGGTGGCGGATTAAGAGTTAACAGTATTAACAGCGCCGAACACCCTGATGAACTTTACCCTCAAGAACAGATACAAGAGCTAATTATAATAGGTCGAGTATTCTGGCACTCTAGCATTTGGAACTAAAAAAATAGGTAGAATGGAATCAAATGAAAAAAGATATCGATAAAATTAATACACGATCAGTCGAAGATCGTAGGATGGATACCCTTATCGGTTTGTCTAAAGGACTTTTGGCAGATGGGAAGTTAGTTCAAGACGAAGTCGAATTTTTGTTCCAATGGCTGGTTCAGAATAAGGGCACTAACAACCCGGTCATTGCCAATATTGAAAACAAGGTTGTAGAAATTCTGCACGACGGAATTGTTGATAAGGAAGAGGCACAAGAACTTTTTGAGCTTCTTAAAAAGCTTAACGGCGAAGATGCCGACCTCGGAGAAGTAGCAAAACCCACTAACCTTCCTCTGTGCTCACCGCCTCCAGAAGTAAAAATACTTGGCTCCAGTTTTCTTTTTACAGGCACATTCAACTATGGAACTCGTGCTCAATGTACAAAGCTGGTAGAAGAACTAGGGGGCACTGTTGGCAAGTCAGTTAACAAGAATATTAATTATTTGGTAATTGGAAGCTATGTTACCGACTCTTGGGCTCATGAGTCTTTTGGCCGCAAGATAGAAAAAGCTATGAGTTACCGAGATATGAAGTCTTCCGACATAAAAATAATCAGTGAAAACCACTGGTTAGAAGCCGTGAGTAGGGTAAAGTGAACACCGAAAAAAAATGCTAGTCAGACTCAGTAAATATTAATTATAAGGAAATAAGTGTGACATCAATTGACACTTCATCAATTCTGCTATTTACTAAAGTTAACCTATAGGTTAATATTTTGCGCCTTTTTTTAATTGAAGAAAAAAACTGGACAGTCTTATCTGTTGGAACCAGACGAGATGAAAATCTAATTTTTGATTATATAAGTAATAGTAATGATAAAGCCTGTGTTGGACTTTTCGGCTATTTTACTAGATTTGCTGAACTAGGTCACAATGGGTTTAACAGCGACCAACTTCACGAAGTTGATAAAAGCGAAAGCATTTATCAATTCAGTAAAGGGAAACATCGAGTATTGTTTTTCAATATTGATGGAAAAGCAGTAATGTTGTCGTGTCCTCATTTAAAAAAGTCAGGCAAGGTCGATAGCAACGAAGTTAAGAAAGCCATCAAGATCAAGCGAGAGTATCTTGACGCGCTTAGTTGTAACGATATTGACGTGATAAGGGAGTAAATTATGAGCTACAAAGCATTGAAAGCCAAGCTACTGTCTTCTTGGGTAGGAAAATCTGAAAAAGCCAAAGTGGATTTTGCATTTCAGATTACTGATTTAATGAAATCAAAAAGTATAAATAAGAAGCAGTTAGCCGAACAATTAGGTAGTTCTCCTTCGTATATAACCAAAGTTTTGAGAGGCGATCAAAACCTTTCTATCGAAAGTATATACAAAATAGCTGACGCATTAAGTGCAGACGTACATCTAAAAATGGTCGACAAAGAAAGCGAGAGTTTGCATACACTAAATGCAAAAACTGGCCAATGGATTGAGTGTATATCTAGCTATAAGAAAGAGAATATTACCAATAAATCTGATTATAGAAACAAGGGTTATGCAATAGATCTCCATAATATTTCTGGCGAAGGTAGAAGAACGTATGCGTAAAATACATTACGTTAACAGTTATTTCCCTACGCTATCGATAGAGGCGAACGATATTGGTGAAGAAAGAGCTAACGTGCAATGTGATTTTAACGTAAGAGCGCAGGCAAGAAAGTCTGACGAAGATGATACTTACGTTATATTGTTATCAGTACAGGAAAAATCAGAGAAAACACCCTATAAGTTTGATGTTCTATCAGTTGGAACCTTTGAAGTGTCTTACGAGGGCGAAAACGATAGTAGAGAACACGAAGAAATGGAAGTCGCCTTCAATGGCGCTCAGATACTTTATGGGCAGATAAGGGAGCAAATTGCTTCAATGACAAGTAGAAGCGTATACGGTACGCTCTTCGTTCCTTCCTACTATTTTTCTGGGAAAGACTTTTTCTCAGGTGATGAAGAAGAATAGCTAATACAAGAAAGTTTAAAAAAGAAGCCGCCTAAAAAGGCGGTTTTTTTATGCCTGCAAAAAACAAGTTTAGTTACCCTAACTTTTTATTTGACATTGCAGTTAAGTTAACCTAACTTAATAGCATGCAAATAGAGGATAAAAAACATGAGCTCAACCTTTAAAGACTTAATGGGCTTTCAGAAGTCTCAAATAGTTTATGAAATGACTGTAAAAGTAATGGAAGGGAAGTTATTCACTTGGTCTTCAGTAACCACACCCAACCAAAGCGTTACGGTATGCCTAGACGAGCAATCAGACGTACCTGTAACCCTGCCCTCTGAAGTTAGTAGTGCGCTAAATAAGGCACTAGAAACATTCAATCGCGCACCTGATGGTTACGAACTGGCCGACTTCTTACCTTATGAAAAGGATCTGGTAGCGTGAGCGATTCAAATACCCCAGAGTTCCCAGTGCACCTTACTGAAATGGAACTTAAAAACCTTAACCGCATGTTCAACATCATCGGTGAAGAAGCGCTTAAAGCTAACTACTTCACCAAAAGCGATATTGAAGATGTTTATTCAATTCTTGAAAAAGTTCGCACAGCCATTTTCGAAGCTGAACTTGATGAGGCCGTAGCATGATTACTTTTATTTGTCTTTTAGTTTGGCTTGTTGTGGGTTTTGGTTTTGCGTTCTTCGTTGGCGCTTTCATTCGCGCTGGCCAAGGCGATCGCGACGAATGATAACTGCAACTTTAACTACCCTTTTCATTGGCTACTGCTACGCATGCTTTTGTGTTGTGAAGTCGGTGAATGGGATTGATTTTAACGAACGTAAGTAAGGAACTTCCATGAGTCAGCTTAATAAAAGCCAAGAGCTTAAGCCATGCCCGTTTTGTGGTTCAGAAAGTGTTGAGTTAAAAGATATTCATCACGTTCGCCCTTGCCTTGTTACAACCCGCATAAATGTGTGGATTGATTGCCACGACTGCCCTTGCAATATGCACCTGGACTTTACCGACAAGGATAAGAACTGGCGTGAGATATCTGTTGAAAAGTGGAATACGCGGGATTTAAACGTTGTTCCAGCGGTTGCTAAAACTGTGAAAGCAACGGCCAGCACATCGCATTTGCAAACGAGACTATTTTAAACCACGCCCCTAATTAAAGGGGCGCCAACCACTGGCCGCTGAGTTTTGGACGGACATAGCAGCCAACAGCATGAGGATAATAACCCATGGAAATAAGACCGGCAACAAATCAACCAGGCATGTTCTACCTGATTTGGAACGATTCAGGTGTAGAGGGCGGCCCTCGCTTTACCAAAATTGAAACTGTTGATGGTAAGCCATCACAGGACGCAATCTTAATGAATGGCATGCAGCACGTAGAAACGCTGCACATTCAAAGCAGTGCTGTTACACCATTCTTTGAAGCTGCAGCTGACGCTGGCGTTCCTGTTTGCGCTGAGTTGCTTACAAAAGAAGGAGTGGCAGCATGATTTTACCCAGTTATGAAGAGTGGGCTGAAAATGCAAAAGCTAACTTTCTCGAAACTCATGTAGAGATTGAGTGCTGGCATTGTGATGGTGTGGGTGAATCTGATTGTTGTGAGTGTGGCCACACCAATGAATGTAACGAGTGTGATGGTGAAGGCACCCTATACAGCCATGAGAAAACTGGTGAAGAAGTAAAAATGTTTTTTGCTTCTCCCCAAGAGTATTACCGCGCAATGATGAAAGAACTTAGCCGCTTAGCAAAGTGGCAAGGGAAAGCGCCAGTAGTCGTAATGCTTCCTTTCGCTCGCGCTATCAGAAAGCAAAACCCAATGTCAGTACGCCTTAGAAATTACCGGAGGGTAGCAGCATGA